AACTATTTAATAATAATTATTGATTTTCTTTTTATAATTATTTTTTTATGGCTTAGTATAAATGTTTTTTTAGAAATTACTTTAATATTACGCAGAAATTTCGATAATCTATCTTTATAAAATATTATATTAATTCATTGTTCTTCATTAATTTGTTTAACTATCATGTTATCAAACTGTTAAAACTTTTAGATATTCACATTGAAAAATGAATGTAAACTTTTAAATTAAAGTTTACATTCGTATTATTGGTTTTATTGGTTCCATCTCGTTTTCCATTAAAAACAAGAAAATATTAAAAAAGTATACATTCAAAACCCTAATAACAAAGGGTTTATTCCCATAAAAAATACGCCTGGATATTAAGCTCCAAACGCATCCGGAATATTTGTTAGGATTGCTACTGCATCCATTTCTTGAATTACAGCATCATCATCAAAGTGAATTACATAGAATCGTTTATCTTCCATTACTGCAGCTTTACCTTCTGTTGTTTTACGAATGCGAGTTTCATATGTGTTAACAGCAATAAAGTTACGTGGATCTGCAAGAATAATAATGTCATCTGATAAAGAAGGAACTGTAACAATTCCGTATCCCATCGGTTTATTAACTTGGTCTCCCGCTCCTAGTAATGCAGCATCACCTGCACCTGTAGGACGATTTGTTAAATATTCAATCCATTTTTCTCTACGATTTGGTGACATAATCCAACGTAGATTACTATTTTTATATTTATTTGGCATTACACCAGATAGGGCAAAGATTGATCCTTTACCAAATCCATTAGCTTTTGCTTCTTCCCCTGTACCAGTTACTAGTTTAGCGTGGTCAATAATATGCGATTCTTTTGATTTTAAAATTTTCTTCAACCAACCATCGTTAATTGATAAAAATGGATCAGATGATTCAACATCACCATTCCAGTGTAAATCCTCTAAATCAATACCTGTTTGACTTGACATAAGTGTCATTACAGTATCTTCAAAACCTTCACCTTCAATATTTTCACGCAGAGTTTCTTCTGTAATTTCCCAAGGTAGACGAAGTGCTTTTGTATTGTATGGAATAGTTGATGTAGTAACACCTGCACGGTAATCCTCATCTTTATTCTCTGTTTTCTTACGTAGAATGCGGCCGCCAATACCAACTTTATCAAGTACACCTTGTTTTGCTTTACGCATCTCTTTTCGATGTAATTGAGAGAATGGTGTTGCGTCAAATGCCATTCTAAAGAATTCTTTGCTTTGCTCTGGATTTAATAAACCAGAAGAAACTGATCCTGTAGTAATTGTCTTTTCAATTCTAGATACACGTTTTAATAAATCCTGATTGTTCATTGTGCCCATATTAATATTTCCCCCTTATATTACAGGTTAATTCCTGCCCATTTAGACTTTTTAATTTGTTGTTGTCCTGGTGTAAATTCTTCGTCTGGATCTAAACTTTTACGAATAGAAGCCGCGTTTTCGATATTCTCAAGACGTTCAGCAAATGGCTCCAATGCTTTTTGAATAACTGCTGCAACTTTCTCTTCATCCGTTTGCTCTTCTGGTGTCGGTTCTACTTCTTCACCCTTCACTTGTTTTTCAATCTTATCTAACTTGGTAGCTAGTGGCTCTACTGCTTGTTTAACAATCTCTGCAATATCTTCTGCTTTCATTTCATCTTCCTCCTGTGGTGAAGCAGCTTCTTTTATTTCAGTAATTAAAGCTAATGCTTCATCTAATTTTGTATGATTCTTTTGGGATAATACTTTCCCCGCTTTTTTAATACTTTCTAAAACAATGCTTTCTGCTTGTACACTGTCTTCTGATTTCGCAATGGTATAACCACCTTTAATAGAAGAAAGTATGTCCTTCATATCGTCAAGAGCAGCTGCCATACGGTCGATATCGGGATTACTTTCCCAAATCTCCCAATAGAACACATCTTCAAACAAATTAAAAACAGCCCGTAAATCACGCTTTTGTTTTTCATCAATAAAGCGGTCTTTTACTTCACCTTTTGCGATTTTGTGAGTTTCACCTTTAACGAAATCTAGCATTTTTCGAATAAGACCTTTATCTTCATGAGTAAAATCTTCTTCCTTCGCGATTTCCACACGTTCACCAAAGCCACCCATAGAAAAACCGGTAACTTCACCTTTTTTAATTTCTTCCCAGGTGTCTGCATCATCGACACGAACAGTCATAAGCCATGTTCCTGCTTGTACTTCTTGTTCGCCTACTGTCATATCACTTTTAGCAATCCAGTTTTCAACAACTGTTCCTTTACCGGCAATTTCATCGTGTTGTTTATCGATGTGTTGGTAATTTTCCATAAAGGTATAAGCAGCCTTTTCTATTTCTTCTGCAGTCATTGTATCCCCGTGTGAATCTTCTACATCTGGTTCATATACCACACCTGTAACAAGCTGCTTCTCTTCCTCTGTTTTAAGGATTGGAACTTGCTTTGATATATTGGGTTGTTTAGCAGATTCGCTTTTCATAATGGCAAATTGACGACCGTTTGCGCCCTTTGTAACTAATGAAACATAACTGATATTGGCGTTTTTTAGTTCGTATCCCATCGTTTTACCTCCTTCCCTATAAATATTGGGGTTCCACTGTCAAAACGCATAGTGGCCAATTTAAAGCCGTATACGTTTTGACGATGAAACCCCAATTAAATAGGTGTATTTTATTACTCTTCTGAAATCATAGTGCAGCGACAATGTGGATGGGCTGGTGGGCACATCTTTCCGTTACTAAATAGATCATCAATATCTACTGTTTCACCATGTAAACCACCGCATTCTTTACAAACACGTTCATCGTTTCCGGTAAGCCATGTTTTCTTGTTTCTATTTGCGCCCTTATAAGCAATTAAATTGCCGTAATTCATTGCATATGTTGTTTCTGTACGTGCAATCATCATTGCTCTGTAGTTGCTTGCTTCTGACATTACATCTGCAATAGAAACACTTAATGCATCGACACCCATTCCCTCACTAAGATTCTTTAACATTGTTTCTCTTAATCTATCTTTAGTAGTTTCATGGATTCCTTTAGCTAATTCAAAAGCGTAAGCAGCAACCCATTTTGCAGCAACGTCACCAATTGGATCTAATACCATCCAGGTTAAACCGTTTGATGCAATGGTACTTTGTACAAACTCTGTTACATCATCCTGCAGGGTGTCTGTGACTTCATCGACAAACATTTGTCTTTCTTCATCCCAATCGACACTATCAAGAAATTCATCAACTTCTGCTTCATCAATTATAGGAACAAATTCTTCATCTGCTTTATTAATACGAATTACGGGAAGCAGGTTTAAGAGCCGTTTTCCCTGCTCAGAAAAAAATCTGCTACCTTCTTTTGCATAACTTTCTCTACTTCTTCATGCTTTTCCCTAAATGTATTAATAGCAATTAAGTTATCTTGTTCATTATCTGCAGCTTTTGCAATTGGTTCCGGTAGAGAAGGTTCAGTTGTACCATCAAAGAATTTATCCCCTTCTGGTACAGGTTCATAACCTACTACCTTACGGGACTCATTCAGTTTTAATATTCCACCTTCATAACTATCTTTTGCATATTTCAAATCTGCTTCACGATCATCCGTATCAATTTCATTTAATTTGAAATGCCAATCTAAACCGCCTAGTATTTCAGCAAATACACGGAACAATTGATTATTTAATCGATGTTCTAAGATTTCTTGACCAGGCTCTATAATAGAACGCTTGTACATCTCGTTCATTTCTTTAGCGGTTGTTTGTCCCAATGAACCTGTCATAGCCCAACCTATACGATAAGGCGGTACACGATGGGCCACACATATCTCCATTGCGCTATCCTGCTTATATAAACGGAAGCTACCTTCTTTTACATCTGGACTAATCTTTTCTAACCTTGCTTTCGCACCATCTGGTACAGGTACAACGGCTAATTTATGGTGTTCTCCTTTTGTTTCTGCAGAGAAGAATGCTTTCAGTTCATTTTCTGTTCCAGAATCTACTTCATCGACTCCCTCAAGAAATAAAATGGAATCCGGAATGGTTTTACCTGTAAAAAAGTCGATATTGTAATCTCTTGCTGCTTGTGAGCCAACTATTGAACCTATAGAACTAACGTAATTAGGTATTCCATAATAAGAAGAACGAGAACCAAATTTACGAATAACAATTACTTCTCCGGCTTTTTCTGTTCCATTTCCTGCAATATCATTCGCACCTAAAGACCTACCATCAGCAAGATGATAATCATTTGGATAATTAAACTTTTTAAACCAGATTTCTTTATTGTTTACAATTTGAGCAAAGCGTATTTTGTCCTTATGAGCACGTACTGTATGTCCCGGTATATGATAAAGCTCTACCGGACTTTCACCTTTATTATCGCGAACAACTTCAATAATGCCCCAGCCAACTGTTTCATAATCCTCCCATACAGCTCTAAGAATTTCTGAACTTGTCATTTCTGGGTTGCACTTCCGCATGAAATTTTTTAGCATTTCATATTGCTCCTGGCTCGCTGCTTCTTTCACTTCTTCAAAAGGTGCGAAGTCAAAACCGACACCTGCAATATCATCCACTTTCGCACTAATACAAGCAGAATGAATAGGGTTACTTTCCTTTATATCCATCAGTACCTTCATATCATAAGGGGGCTTAACCAATCCCTTATCTCCATATATTTGTGCGAATGGGTCAACTGCCATTTGTTTGCTGTTATCTTCCTTATTTTTTGGATCATCTGCAGCTTTATTAACGCTAATTACTTTTACATTATTTATGGTTTTCTTGTCGCTCATATCCTTTGTATGTCCTCCTTTCTTCTATCAATAGAGCAAAATAAATAGCCGAACAATAAATGCTCGACTACATTCTTTTAACCTTTCCACCCATAACTACTTTACGTTTACTCATATCGTCCTCACATGCATAACGAGTCATATCGATACTATGATTGTCCTTATCTTGTAATCTGTTTTTCGGATTACCATCTTTATCAACTTCATAATCAGTATTTTCAAATTCACCTGCAGTTTTTGGGCAACGCTCAGGATCAATTATGATTTCTACTAAATCATCTAACCATTTTTCTCCGTATTCAACAGAACCAGGCCCTTTAATTGCACCTTTGATTTTCTTAATATCATGATCGTTTTTCATTTCATCGATTGATTTTGGTTCAGAAGAATCCGCAATTATTTCAACATCATCCCAGCCGAGTTTTTTAATCTTTTCAGCTAATGAACGGTTACTGATTTTAACGCCATGTATTTCACCAAATATATAAAGCTTCCTGCGTGTTTTGTCATAATGCATACGACCAAAAGACAACGCGTCATTCCCGTAACCCCAGTCAATCCCTTGACGTATATTATCAAATGATTTGATTTCTGCATCTGTAATACGTCTGAATTTAAGGTTACTAAATGGAACAACGCCGCTGCCTGTTGGTTTTCCTTCATACTCATGTTCATATTGCTGTGGTTTAAGTCTCTTTGTTTCTTCTGCTTCTTCCACGAACTGCTTAGAGATATGCGGGTTATCATGATATGTACTATGATGTACAAATGTATTCTTTGGTCTGAATTGTGTTTCAAACTTCTTGTTAACCCAGGATTGTTTCCTTTTAGGTGGGTTATATGAATAGTACATCTTATAACGTAATCCATTCGGTAACTCTTTACGCAAAATAGATTTCTCTATTGTAGAAACATCTTCCTCTAATTTAAATTCAGCCAATTCTTCAAACCATGCAATAGCAACTGGATATTTCGCTATCTTAATAGATTTAATTTTCGCAGGGTCATCAGCACCACGGAATATCATTTTGTTCCCACGCGGCTTATAAATGATTTCCATTGGACTTTCTTTAAAACGAAATAAATGTTCTACATCTAATATTTCTATTGCTTCTTTTATTTGCTCATAGCAGGATTCTCTTATTGTATCCTTTACTTTACGTATGCAAAGAACCGTAATAGGAAACTGAATAAGATCCATAACAATACAAATGGATATATCAGTAGATTTACCTGAACCACGTCCGCCTTTACAAACAATTTTTAATATCGATTCACATTTACGAGCTAACCAAACTTGATGAAATGCCGGTGGAAGTATTTCACCGATTTGCTTTTTAGACATTTAAATCACCACTGACATTGTCTACTATGACAACTGGCTCAATATTATTATCATCATTATTTGTAGTGGATTTAATCTTATCTATTTGAACCTGTATAAATTCAAGTTTAGCGCGTCGCTCATCATCTATATTTGCTAATCTGTCAAAATCTCTAATAAGAGCAGACAAAGTAGAAAGGGCCTTAGATTGAGCATTTAAGAAACTTGCTTGTTTATCCCAAGCAAATTGAATTTCCCATTCTTCTTCAAATCCGCTTTCACTAAGTTTTTTCTTTCTTAGTTCCTTTGTCATGTCCTCTTTATTATTAACGAACATAATACGTTGAGCATGAATGATTTGAGCGTGCTGCAACATTATGCTTTCCCATAGAATCGATAAAGGATCATTGTTAATCGCTTCCTCTAGCTCTTCTTTTAAATCATATAATTCTTTTGGTAAATACTTTCTATATAAACCATGAGTAGCAGCATTACCATTGCGCAATGGAGCAGAACCTCCGGGATTACCAACAGCATTTTTATTGCCCTTTTTAGCTCCCCCGCGATTGTTTACAGCATTCTTATTACCTTTGGGTGCTCCTGGTTTCTTTTTGGAGTACTCCGTATCTTTCTTTGGAGTACTCCGTTCATTTTTATGGAGTACTCCATTTAATTGGTCTATCCATCCATCTTTGGATTTCCATCCACCAACCGTTTTTTCACTTACAGTTTTTTCGGATGTAGACAACAATTCGGAAATTTTACGATTAGTAATATCACCGTTATGTTCTTTAAATATTTCATACGCTTTGTTACGGTCTGGACTTCGTTGTCTGGCCATAATTACATAACACCTGCCCCCTTATCCAATTGTTTGCACTTCCTTCTCTAAACACTCAATGCATATATGAGCATTATCCGTATTTGCTTCACGGATATATGTATTATCAAAATGAGTAATAGTTAATGGCATTTTTAATGTCCACATACAAGGCTCATTACAAACCGCGCACGTAGGAACGTTTATAGCTTCTTCTTCCATTTACACCACCTCACGCTAATGGGGTACGCCATCGATTCCTTCTTTTTTGATTCCCCACGAAAATAAATTTGGAAGACCTACATTAAGAACTATTTGTACCTCAAATTATCTATCTCTTACTTTTATATGGTCGCTTCTACTATCCCTAAATAAAAAACGCAGGCTAATTAAAAGCTTGCGTTTTTTCAATGACAATTGATGTTATTTCCCTATTAATGCGTCCTCTGGTGGATCAAAAACAGTAAAATCAATACAAACGTTTAATGCTTCATTCCAATTTACTATCAACATATAATCAACATGTAATGTGCCATCGGAGTTTACTGATGGTATAACATTTCCTACATAGATACTTGCATCACCTGCAAACGGTTTTATTGCATCCAACCTACTTGTTAATGTCAGTGATTCGTCAAGGTTTGCTTCACAAGCAGAACAATGAACTACTGGGAATTCTGGAACTTTAATTCCCCAGTTAAAATGGTACCAACCTGTTTTTACATGTGGTTTATAAAGACGATATGAACGCGGCATAATTACCCTCCTTTTTTATTACTTCTTTAATGTATTGTTTACTTTCTAATTAATTTTTATTTAAAAAAAGAAAAAGCCTATCTTTCTAAATAGATGGCGGCAAAAACTCCTTAGCTTATGAAAACACTAAGTATGAATTATGCTTATAAAGCACATTTGTCTCATTGGCTCCAAAAAGAAGGAATCGTTGCCGTCCCCCATCGCTTTACAAAATAAAAAAAGCAGCGTAATCGCTACTTTTTTGGTTTCTAATTTATAAACTGAAGTCTTCTAATGATTTATCTATTTCATCCTGTTGGATTCCTATATAACGTAATGTAATCGATGGAGCAGAATGATTAAAGATTGTTTGTAGCATTACTACATCTTTTGTCTTTTGGTAATAATGGTATCCAAAAGTTTTTCTAAGAGTATGCGTTCCAATTTCATCAAGCCCTACTTTTTCAGCAGCAGCGTTCATGATTCGATAAGCTTGAATTCTTGTGATCGGTTTACCTGTCTTTTTAGAAGCAAACAAGCAGTCTGTTTCGTCCATGCCATTTACATACTCATTTATTTTCTCACGTAAAGCAGTATTAATAATGAAACGTTTATCTTTACCTGTCTTTTGTTCCTTGATTACAATGTGCGTTCTTTCTTTCACATCATTCACATGTAACTTCAACAAGTCACTAATTCGAAGACCCGTGTTAATTCCCATTTCAAATAAAAATAAATCTCGATACGATTGGCGACGTAAAACCTCTTTCACTTCTTCTAATTTTTTCTTATCTCGAATTGGTTGCACAAACTTCATTCCTTACCCCTCCATACGTTATGTTACATTAGATGTATCTTCATTATACAATATGTTACATAAAATATGGTAGTTATTTTTAAAATTAGAAAGAAACGTTGATATAACGACATTTCTCTTCAATTATCTAATGTAACAAAATATATGATGTGTTACATTAGACTATATTTTTAATCAATTACCATTAAATGGGTTGAGTTGAGTTTGTTTTGTTAATCCTTTTCTTTCCTTAACAACAAACAATGCGCCACCCAGATCACGGCAGCGCCTACGATAATTGCTATACACATGTTTGTTCTATCTACATAGTAAAATAAAACACCCATAATGGACACATCATAAGATTAGTAACCCTATTTTCTGTCCGTTGATTATTATGTTTATAGAACCAGATTGTGCACATCTATATTCAGTAAGCGCATACCCTATTACATGAATACTACCTTAGGAGTGATTATATTATGAATCCTTTCCCGATGAGGATTGTTGTAGCTCCAACTTCGACTTGGCAACATTTAATTCACCACCCTTCATATGGTCAATATGGTATGCAACCTGGGCATATCCCCTTTACTCCTACATTTGCGCCTTATCCTGTAATATACCAATATTATTATATTTTTCCAGCATTGTATTTCCAAGAGTTTCACGGTACATTTAACATCTAATCTAAATAGAAAAATATCCGTTATCTGTACCATTGATGACAATTCATGTTATACCTAAAACAGTATTTAAATACGTTTAATGTGTAATTTCTATATAACAAAGAAAAAAGCACCCGTTTTGGATGCTACTCTTGGTTTACTTCCTTCATACGGACCAATAACTCTATTCTCTTCAAGACGATCAATAATCTTTTCTGCACTAGTATAAGCAACTCTAAATCTACATTGAATCCGAGTTACTTATGCAGCTTGTTAGCTTCTTCTATAATGTTTCCCTGCAAATTCATCACTTAAATGTGTTTCCGTCATATAAATTCTACCTCCCACACAAATAATAAAAAGCGCACGAATGGACGCTTTGATATAAATTATTAATTTGTACTTCAATTACGGTAAATGAAGTTTTATCCTTCTTCCAATCACCTAATATTAAGTATCAATCTATTAATACACTATTAAGTAACTGGAAGAAGAGCAAAAGCTCTCCTTAATAACGGTATCATTCAATCGTTACCATCTGCTGGTTTCGGATTTTATGTGCCATCATTACGAACCGTTTAGAATTTTAGAAACAATATAGTGAGTTGTGTTTCCCGCCACTTCCCACAATACAAATATAACACGTTAATTCAAAAATAACCGACACATTTCCTGCCAAAAAGCGGTCACGACTCTGCCAACCTTTTCATAGTTCAAATTTTTCCACTGAATCTGTTAATTCCACTGGTACACCAAATATACTCTTTTTCATTTCTGTCATTTTCTTTTTAATAATCCACTTTGGATAATTCAATTCTTCTAAAATATTTCTAAAATAAGTTGAATTTAGCTTTAACACATCTGGATTTTTTCCAGTATTCCTTTTGTATCTAATTATTACTTCTAATAGTTCTTCATTTAACATGAATCACCATTACCTCCCCCTTACATTTTATATTTATGTATATACAACATTCAATTCCTTGATACTACCACTTACCCATATCTTATATTGTGTGTAACTAATCCAAACGCTACAGCCCTTGATATTAATAGCTTCATAGCACTTTCTCTTTTGAGTTACACAACACAATAAAAATGAGTAACCGTATAGAATAGGGTAGCACCACATGGTCATCAAGTTAAAGTTTTAATGTACCAGAAATTAGGAAGATTTTATTCTATTAGCTTGATAGTGATAGGATACAGCCCACTTTTCGGAAGCTTTGTATGTTAGACGAATTTTAACCTAAAAAAGTCGAATTCTTGTACGTGAAGTGCAGTGATATTTCATTCATATAATCCGTATTATCTGAAGTTAATAAAGTCTGTTACACTCTCTTCTTTAGGAACGTTTCCATAATATCCTTCTTGAACCATTCATAATCAAACTGAAAAGCTACATTATGCGTTTTATAGCCTGGATTAGTAACAAAACGAAAGTCTGCAATACTTTGACCAAATCCTTCCCCTTGATCAGGAATCACTTTAATAGGTACCCTTGAAAGACTAACAGCCTCTTGATTCAGCAAATACCACACCGTTACAAAATCATGCATAGGACTTCCACTTATACCAGGATTAGACTTGGAGTAGAAATTATAATAATAATCTAACATAGGTTTGATGATGAGTCCTGCAAGATCCTGTGTATTCCGATGAAATGCATCGATTTGCTGGACCATTTCGGGTGTAACAATCGCATGTTGAGTCACATTTAAAGGAATAATCGTCAAGTTCTTTGCATGCTGCAGAATTAAGTTTGCTGCATAAGGGTCTGCGTAAAAATTAGCTTCAGCCACAGCAGTTACGTTACCTGGATAGAAAAAAGCTCCCCCCATGCAAATGCATTCTCTTACATTTCGCATTGTTTCTAAATTTAATACAAAAGTCGTAGCTAGCGAAGAAAGTCTTCCTAAATTGATAATTGTAAGATCTTCTAAATTTGATTCTATAATTTGATAAATATCATTTAAAGGATAAACTGGATATGAAATTTCAGGTGGAATAATAGGTCCTAACCCAACTTTTCCATGTACCTCAGGGAAATACTGAATCAATATACCTGTCAACGGTACAGAAGCACCAAGGAATACAGGTATTTCTTCTCTTCCCGCAATGTACTTTAAATAGTTAATATTTCTTATTACATCTTCTCTTGATACATTTCCATAATCGGCCACAATTCCTACAAGTTGAATGTCTTTACGAAAAAAGGTGTACAGTATAGCAAACGCATCATCAATCCCTAAATCTGTAAACAGGAGAACCTTTTTTTGCATATCTCTTCCTCCAAAATTTATAGAATTCTACTTTCACCAATGATGTAGTGATTAGACTACACTTGTATATATATTTTTTATGTATTCTTAAAGAGTGAATTCTATTCACTTGAAATAGCTTTGCTCATCTAAATTTGATTTTATGTTCAAGCGTAAGTTTCTGTTCTTAAGTCGATAAGCATGTGTTGCTATCCTCGAACAAAAAAAGCAATGATTAGATTTTAAACCTAGTCATTGCTTTATCCATTGCATCTTGGTTTACGCCTATATATCGTAACGTTACTCGTTCACTTGAATGATTGAATATCTCCATCAGCAAGGCTATATTTTTTGTCTGCATGTACATATGATATCCGAATGTCTTACGTAGTGTATGCGTTCCAATCTCTTCTAATCCAAACTCAGCTGCTGTGGTACTAAGTATTTTATATGCCATACTTCTTCCAATTGGTCGATTCTTTCCTTGTCTGCTCTTGATTAGATACTCATAATCTTCCCTCTCTTCGATGTACCATTTCAATTCTCTTCTTAATGCTGCAGTAATCTGAATTCGTTTTTGCTTACCTGTCTTCATTTCACGCATTGAGATATGACTTCCCTTTAAATCTCCAGCCTTTAGTTTTAGAATGTCACTAATACGTAGACCTGTATTAATTCCCATTACAAACAAGATGTAATTACGCTCACTCTTTTCTTTTAAATACTCTTTGATTTGTTGTATTTGCTCTGGATTACGTATCGGTTGAACAAAATTCATTATTCATTACCTCCAGTTTCTTCAGTCTCATAAACTTCAAATCTAAGAGCAAAAGCAAGTTTATAAAACACTCTAGCCTTAACACGTCGATAAGTACGCTCACTCATACCAATTTCGTTATAAACCATATAATCACATACATCTTCATCTTCTAAATAACGCTTAATGATAATATTTCTTTGATCCTTTCCTGCACGCCCATTACCCAAACGACTTAGGAATTGATCAATACGAAATGACGTTTTCTTAATCCACTCTTCTCGTTCACTTTGTTGTATATTAGCCATCGCTACATCTTCTAATGGTTTTCCTACATCATTTGTAGGTCCGTGATATCTAATTTCATAAGAAGGAGTGACTTTCATTTCTTCACGCATCATTCCAAACTGTCTATATAAACGTACATTTTCGAGAACACCTTCTAATTTTTTCTGCGTTGCTGCTCTATCGATTTTTGGTAAGAAAGATAATTGTATAGTCATGTAAGACCACTCCTTTTTATTTTTTATTACTTTTGTCTTAATGCTCCACGCCTACGCACATAACAAGGTCTATGCATCCCCATTAGATCCTCAATCTCACGAGTGCTTAATTTCTCTTTTCGTTTTTTCTTATTTTTCTTCTTAGCTTGTTTTGATTGCTTTTTCCATTCACTTAGCTGATCCTCTAACACCTTCATTTCCCCATCTCCCTTTTCAAAATAAAAAGGACACCTATTCCTAAAACAGCTTTAATGGCTGCTTTAATGAATTGGTGTCCTCTAGTTTTCTAGCCGGACTATATTCTGTTTGCATTTATTTGACAATACCAGCCTGCACAAAGATGTTTCTCCAAGCTTTTTTAACCTGGTATTTATCAACGGATATTGCACGACGAGCGATAGCTTTTCTTATTTTCTTTTTCTTTGCATTTTCCATTCCTCTCATTCCTTTCATACAAACATCTCATATTTCCATTTTGGAGCGTTTTACTCCTTTTGATACTATTACATTCAAAAATAATCTAAACGTGAATTGTACCTATTTTATAAAGTTATTTTCCCTATAAAAGGATTATTTTGTTTTAATTCCATTTACTCTTTGCTAAAATTCAGTAAAAAAAATCATGTTAATAAAGGAGCAATCATGAAGCATACTATAATCTTATGTTCTTTTATTTTTTCATTTATTTGTGTTGGTTTACTTATCCTATACTTTGAAAATGAATCTATTAATACAGCGGTGAATTGGAGTTCTGCCGACCCAATAATTTTTTTACTAATATTAACAGCTTGGACATTCATTGGTGGTCTTATAGGAATGAATACGCCAACTACTGCGAAAACAACGATTAGAAGTATAATTACAATCACACTTACATTGTTCTTACTTTTGTACTTAATATTAATAGTGTGTTTTAAGTATCTTTAATCGCATCATAATTATTAAATTCATTTTTTTGATTTAAATAGAATAAAACTTAATATTCCGTCAACAATATAGATAGGCGATAGCCAGAACTCATTTAATGAAGTCCCTAGCCTTTCTCCTAGTTCCCCCTTGGAGATAAGCAGTTAGCTTTTGCTAGCTGCTCTTTTTGCCGTACAAGTTTCTATTTGCTTTAAAATGAATAAACTATCTTGAACCTTACTTTTCATCCATTCACTGGTTCATGACTTACAAACATAACCCCAATACATGGAATGTTTTTATGCGAGCACTCTGGAACAAGTGCTCGTTTTACTTTGGTGTTTTTCTACAAAATGAAATTTTTATGCAAAAACCCTACTAATCTCTTCACAATAAAACGAACTTAAATCAATATTTTTCAATAATCATATATATGAACTCATAAAAATTTCCGCTTCTATACCAATACACAAGCCGTTTTCTTTTTGAAAAATAAATCATAAAATAACATACAGGACCAAGATTTCTAAAAATTTGTCCAAGTTAATTTTAGAAAGGAGGGAATTTCAATGGCTATCGTTCATCCTTTTGTGGCTGGTAGAAAATTCACCGGTGTAGCATCCTCTGGAACAGGTACTGGCGCTACATTTGCAATTGTTGCAACAGCTTTCACAAATGATACAGGGGCAAATACAGCATTTCCAGCTGCTTACGCTTATTATAATCTCTACATTAATGGTGTTCTTCAAACTGCTGACACTTCAACTATCACTGTTGGTCCTTCTTCGATTACCATTCCTGGTGGAGATGTACTTGATGGAGCAACTCCAATAATCGTAGAATTTATTGTAACTTAGTTATATTTTTATCAAATAAAGTTTTGGTCGATTTTTTCACAATTAATTCCTATCAGCATATACTAGTATAGAATGATAGGAATTTATACTCACTCTTGAAAAGAGCACTTATTCATAGTGCTCTTTTCACTTTTAATTTTTAGTATCAAATAGCGTTTTTGTAATAAAATTAAACATTCTTAAACAACATGCATACAATACTATGAGTATTCTTTTTCAATATTAGTCTTAGTCAGAGAGCGCCCTGAAAAGCGCTCTTTACTTTTAAATTAGCGATTTTGTTAAAATTCCCACTTGCCTCTTTTCTTTAATGACAGGCTCCATACCTCCAAGCAAGGCATACAATATTAAAAATTCACTCGTAAAAATCTGATTACGATTTTTTGAATTTTGTATATCTTATGAGACATTTACCTACTTTACTAAGAGTGCATATAAAAATGCGCTCTTTTTATTTGTTGCTAAATAACTATTTTGTATTAATTACTTATACCAGCATTCATTTATATACCAAGCTCTATGCCAATCGTCATCAGTACTTTCTACTGCTTTGTTATGATTATTAGAATCCACTGGCAAGCAATACACTTTTGCATTATCTGGATCACTTTCTTCATCTTCAATTTCGATTTGAGTAACCTTTAAGTGGTACTCCATAATACCGTTACTAAAAACATCACCTACAGCAATATGCCAACCACTCGTTTCTAACTCTTCAACATATTTCATCTCCCATTCGCCTTTACAAATAATCTTTTTTACTTTACACATACTACCCATAAGCCGACTTCCCACGGCGGTACTCTTTCAAAACGGGGCTCACTCCTCGTTACTGTTTAAGACACGGCAGGTAACTTAGTCAATTACCTACCATTTTCTATTCAAATAACGCTTTTGTTTAGTTCTCTTCCTCTACAGGTTGCATCGCTTCTAATTGAACTGACATAACTACATAATGTTGTTCGTTACATTTTTTACAAAAACCATGATAATGTTCATCGTTAACATTTCCTTTTGCACGTACCTCTGTACGGTTAAAAGAATCACAATGTTTGCAATACCACTTCACTATTATTGTTTCAATCATTTAAATCTCTCCTTTTTAATAAAATTCAAATTTGATTAAAGTAACTGTGTTTTTCGTTCTTCCATACGAATTACTTTTCCACTTTGATATACAAATGATTGTTCACCAAATCCACCTTGGGGTGGTTCTATTAGTTGGACCTGACCATTTTTAACAACATATATTCCGTTTATTTTCAAATCTATTTCAGCTGTCATTTCTTCAAGTTTTTCTTTAATAATTCCCACTAAGACCACTCCCGTATGTTATGATTATTTTGTCGAAGCAAGTCGGGAGCAATCTCGGCTTTTTTGTTTGTCTACAAATATCGCACAACATTTTCTGGAACAAATAATTGCTCAAGTGATAAATAAAGCCGTATTGGAATCGGTTCTTTATTATCTCTCGCAGACTTGCAAAGCTCTTCCGCTTCTTCCCAATCAAACTGCTTCTCTTCTACTCGCTTAAATCTCCAAATTCCAATCGTATATTCCTCAAATAATTCATACTGATCATCTGGCGCTGTTGTTGGTTTTAGTTCATCAGTAGCTCTTACTTGCTTTGGTACTTGAACAACTACATCCGTAAAACGAACTTTAGAATTTAATCGATGAATGTGTGCTTTCTCAGTATCGAATGCTACTACAGGCTCAACATCAAATATTGTTAACTGCTTTGGCATTACAATCCTCCTAAGCCTCTTTTTTATATTTAGCTAATACTTGTTCTAAACGTTTACGTTCACCCTCTAAATCCATTTCATCGTGCTTTACAGGCTGAGATTGTACTTCTGTATCTTGTGTATGTAACCAATCAGGGACGATTTCTTTTCTAGTATTACTTCTTCCACCACGAGACTGGTATTTCTTACGGAATTGAGTTTGTGCAGCTTCAACATCAGTAATACTCTTATACCCCTTAGCATGCCAATCTCTTAAAATACCTTGAACATAAGACATATTAGGTGCATTCTTTTCTAATGCTATTTTCATTGCTTTAATAACAAGCTGTGCATTCAAATCTTCAATCCATGCATTAATACCCTCAGCTACAAATGGTTTAAGAACTCCAAAATTTTGCTCATAAAATGCTATTGGATTTTCTTCTGCAACTTTTTTATCTCTTGAGCAGCTTGCTGCTTCTTCTTTTGTTTTTGTTTCTTCTTTTTCTTTTGTTTCTGTTTTTGTTTCTTCTTTTTCCTTCATAGGGTCTTCGAAGCCCCTTATAAGCCACTCAAAACGAGCTTGAAAGTATTCCTTAATACGAGGAATTTTAAAATCTTGCTGTTTTTCTAACTCTAAACATGTCTCATAAAAATCAATTAAAAAATCTTCACACTTAATATTCTGGATTTCTTTTAACACACACTTTTCAATATTCAAATTTGTAATGGCATTGAATTTAAGCCAATTAAGCAACATAATTTCTTTCGTCTTTTTGTTGTAATAAATTTTCCCATAATCAGCAAACCGCTCTAGCAGCTTCTCAACCGTTTCACGGTTATACCCTGTATCCATTTCTATCACTCGTAATGGAAGCTCATAGATACCACTCTGAGAAGTTTTGCTATTAGTCATTAAGTATAAGTAGAAGTATTTCTCCTCCGGTGTAAGATCTAAAACGAAAGCATCTTGCCAATATGAAACTTGAACAGGTCTATAAACTGCCATATTATTCATCCTCCATTGTTTTACTTGATTTGCTTTGATATACTTAATCCAATTCAATTTTTAGAAAGACTCTCTATAAGAGTCTAAAATCTATCACTCTGCCAAGTGATAGATTTTTTATTTTCTTCGACTAACTACTGATGCATTGATCCCCTGCCCTTGAAGGCCTTTAACAACTACACGATAACTCTTTGATACATCGTGATCCTCTTTTTCATTACGAAGGCTCTTGAATTCTTTTGCGCATCTATTTAATTCCTTCTCCCAATGATTTGCTTCATCTAATGAACCAGCATTGAACATGTTATGAATACATGTCACCATGCAGTTATGTAATTCATTTGCAAAAACAAAATCACCTGGTAGAACTAAGTCGAACAGACGATTACATTCTACTTTCATAATTTGCTCCCCATTTTTAATAGTTTGATACTGTACGCATCGTTATGACCAGAAAGTAATGTATATAAAAGGATTAGAGGTAACAAATCCTCCTGGTCATAACGACAAGCACAACAGCTTGTCTTATTAAATTGTTATATGCTATAATTTATCTACTGTCATGATTGGCTACCGCAGGCTACGCGGTAGCCTTTCCTTTTTTCTTTTTGTTTTTCAAAACAAATGCTGCTTCTATAATTCGAATTCTTATCTCCATTAATTTCTTCTCTTGTTTTAAATCCCTAGCTTTTATATAGTCCCCACAAACTGCTGCAATTCGAATATCACCATATAAATTTGCTTCCTTACGAATTAGCGTTTTGTATTGATTTAAAGTTGGACTTACATAATCAATTGTCATAACTTAAACCTCCCCAATAAAATAATTAAATTAAGCTTTTATATACTTCCTAGCTCGTAATGATACTTTCCAGTACTTAAAGACTTCTTTCATTGAAATACCATATTGATTACATAGGACCGCTACGAGGCTCATCATTGAACCTGTAGCATCCAAGATTTCATGCATTACTTTTTTCAAATCTTCTTTCTCACTTTCGGACCAAGTTTGTGAAGGTTTAAACCAACATACTGTATCGAGTTGTTCCAACGCTTCATTGGTCTCTTGTTGGACCATGTACCTCATACTTGCAGGATGTAGATCTATAAGCTCTCCATTAAAAAATGGGATACTAACATAACCAGTAGCTTCACTCCACATTTTGAAAAACAGTTGTGGATCATCAATGCCTTCTGTAATACATTTTCTTAAATCCTCTGGTAACTTTCGTTTTTCAGTTTCATATTTTGCTAGTGACTCACGACTCACGGGGATTTCTAAGGAGAGTTGTTCTTGGGTGATTCCCTTTCGTTTTCGTGCCATAGCAACTTCTTTTCCTATGGACATCGTTTACTTCCCCCATTCGTACCTAAAGCAATATTTATTTGTGACAATTTACTATGGTAATTTATTATTAGACGGATTCTTTAAATGAATTGTAATACTCTGTATTGTTTTCTATCCATTCAGTGTGATTTTCCATCCACTTAAAAAGAAGGTGTGTAGGAATAAGAACCCCTGCTTCACGACATACTGGAAAATCAGAACGGTTTAATAGCTCAGATGCTTTGGTGCGTTTAATATGTAACAGGTCCATTAATTCTGTAATAGTTAAAAATGGTGGTAATTCTTTCATTGGCTGAAGATGTTCGGTTGCTTTTTTTACTTCTTCACGGATGATTTGACGGAATGATTCGATGTCAAAATTAATCATATTTCTCCCCCCTAGTAGTCTTTTTCAAAACCGCACATTTTGTGTTGTTAATAATCAAAAAAAATAGATTGAACTGTAACACCATAAAAATTAGCTAATTTTATTTTTATACTATCTCTTGGAATTCTCTGTGCATTCTCATACATTTGCAATGTGCTCACACTGATTCCTATAGCCTCTGCAATTTCCTCTCTAGATTTTCCATTTCTTAAATTAACAAGAGTTGCCGCTACTTTTCTCTTATTCATATCTGAACCTCCAAACCACACATTTTGTGTTGTTATCTCTAAATATAAACCACACATTCCGTGTTGTCAACACTTTTCGTGCGGTTGAAACTTATAAACTTAATTAAATAACACACAATGTGTTATTATAAGGACAGGTGATAAAATGAAAACATTTGGAAATATACTTCGCGAATTAAGAAAAGAAAAGAAAATAACTCAAAAAGATTTAGCACATATGCTTAAACTTAGTGAAAGCACCATCGGTATGTACGAGAGAAATGAGCGCCAACCCGATTATGACACATTAAATCGTATTGCTAATTATTTTAAAGTAACAACTGACTTCCTACTTGGAAGAACAACTAGTTATCCAGAACCTATGCCAGCTGATATTGATGAAGATCCAGAACTGAGTCTCTGGTTTAAAAATATTAAAGATGCTTCACCTGAAAAACGCGAGGAGTTAAAACGCTTTTGGGCGTTTATAATGCAGAACGAAAAAAATAGAAAAAATGGAGATAAATAAAATAGAGGGTTTATTAACAACAAAACACGCTTTATGCGTGTATTTGTTTTATAATATATTCATTTTATCAATATATTATCTTTATCAAATAGAGAAGGGTGGTTAATATTATCATTATACTTTAAGTAGTAAAGTGCAGCATTTCAGAAAAGGAGGTTCTTGAATGAACTGGAGAAAAATTTTTGGTTATCGCTCTAAAACAGGATGGAAAATGTTTATCGCTTCTATTTTTTATATCTTAATATTATTTTTGATACTTCAAGCAATCATTCCAAATTCTATCCATCCCATAATTGTTAACTTAAGTCTTTTTGGTTTTTTGTTAAGCTTACTAGCTTTAATTATTGGATTAATAAAACCACAATTGGTGTTACCAAAAATACAAATTAAAACAAGAAAAAAAGTGTTATTTTCATATTTATATCTGGCTTTAGCATTCTTTTTAATGGGTAGTGCGTTTCTTGATGTAAAACCAGCTTCCAAACAAACTACACAAAAGGTAGATACAAAAGTTTCCACTTCAGCTGATACCAAAGAAGACACAAAGAATAAAGAGGAAACTGATCGCAAAGCTCAGGAAGACGCTGATCGCAAAGCTCAGGAAGACGCTCAACGTAAAGCTCAGGAAGATGCTTCTCAAAAGAAAAGTGCTATCGTTTCCTCATCTAGTGGTAATCATGGAGGTTCTAATGGCCAGCCTTTCCAGAATAACCCTAGTGATGACAAGGAATCCAACACTACTTGTAAAGGACAAATTAAAGGAAATGCCAATTCTAAAAAATATCATGTTCCTGGTGGTCAATATTACGATTCTACAAAAGATAATATCGTATGGTTCTGTTCAGAGGCTGATGCTCAGGCCGCTGGCTATGTGAAATCTAAGAGATAAAAAATCACCATATAAGGGGAAGTTCTCTAAAAGAGCTTCCCCTTATACGGCATATATATAGATGTATTCGATCTATAATATCCATCTCTTTCACATCGCTACTTTTTTCCATAATTTCCACCGATAAGTAACTCTACTTTTACAAGTTTTTAAATGAATCTTCTTCTTTTAGCTTTATTTCTTCTTCAATTAACTCTTTATATTTTAATGCTTCAAAATAATCAAAAGTAAATGCGCTACTATCCCGTCTCCTGTCATTATTACCTCTTCTAGCAAAATTCTCATAGTAAGTATACAAATGAATTTCAGATTCTTCTCTACTCATATTATTTAATTGTAGATTTTCAAAATCGGCAACAAAACTATTTTGTCCTGTAGCCATTTCAGGCTCAATAGCTTTTGGTACACCTGAATCTATTGATGATTTATATGTAGTTAAATGCACAATAATATCCGCATACTCATGCTCAACTTCTTCTATTTGCTCTCCTACAGTAATAAGACCACCTATTTCTTCTTCAATCTCACGTACTAAGCTTCTTGAGGCTTTTCTCCTTCCTCCATCCTTGGAAGTCCATTCCCCCCCATGGTTCGAAGGGTTTCTCTCGGTATCTTAAAATATTCCATTAGCTCTTTAGCCTTTACGATTTTTTTCGATTCCAATTGCTACCACCATACTTTATCATATATTCCACCCTTTCATTACCACATATTAACATTTATTCCTAGCAAGATATAAATTAGCAATCTCATACAGTTTAATATATATAAATTAATATATAAAAATAAAACTTCAAACTTTTTCACTTTTATTATAAAATAAGAACAAGCGTTCTTATTTTATAATTTGAATGGAGTGAAAATCATGTTTCAATCGCAACGCTACTATACAACACAACTTGAAGACTATATCCAGCACTTGTACCAATCCATATCTATTATTGTTCCTGAACAAATAGATATGATAGAGATTGCGAAAAAGCTAAACATTTGGCTGTACTTTGCTCCGTTTGGAAGTCATGCAATGGAAAGGAATCAAATAGCTAACTTAGTTATTGATGATCGTATCTCTCAGCAAGAACAATGGGAGGATTTTGGTCATGAGGCCTGTCACATCCTATTTCATTCTGGTAATCAATTATTAATGCATCAAATGTTTCTAGATTATCAAGAAGCAAAGGCTAAAAACTTCGCACAACAATTTTGTGTACCTACTTTTATGTTAAGAAAGCTTCCTCCCCTACAGTTAAAAGCATATATAATCTCAGAAAAATTCAATGTAACAACACAGTTTGCTGAAAAAAGGCTTTTACATTATGAAAATCAATTATTAGCAAGTAAATTACAGAATCAAATATCACAATACCGTATTTTTCAAAAATAACGATTCAGGAGGTATTAAATTATGAAAGGAAGTTTTCGTAAACGTGGAAATACGTGGTCTTTTACAATAGATATCGGTATAGATCCGGCCACAGGAAAACGCCAGCAAAAAAGTAAAAGTGGATTTAGAACAAAAAAAGAAGCCCAAAATGCTGCTGCAGCGATGATCACAGAGATAGAGAAAGGAATATATTTTGATGACAAACAATTAACTGTTTTAGATGTATGGGAAAAGTTAAAGCCTCTTCGTAAAGCTGAATTAAAAATTACATCTTATGAAAAAGACATGAGCTTAGTTAGGCTCTATATCCTTCCTCCATTTAGTTATAAAAAGATTAAAAGTATTAAACCCGTAATGATTCAAAGCTACTATGCAGAACTTAAGGAAAAAGGACTATCAAATGGTACAATCAGCAATATCCATCGCTGCCTGAGATGTATTTTCAAACACGCTGTAGAATGGGAAATCATACATGATAATATAATGAATAAGGTTAAAAAACCACGTGAAGAGCAAGGCGAGATGAAAACATGGTCTAGTGAAGAATGTAATCGATTCCTCCAGTATCTAAAAGAAAAAAATATTAAGTACCATATGTTCTTCTTACTCGCAATCTATACTGGTATGAGACGTGGAGAATTACTTGCACTAACGTGGAAAGATATTGACTTTGATAATAAACGTATCCTGGTTAATAAATCACTTGTAAAAACAGAAAAAGGACTATTTAAAGCTGCTACAAAAACTAAGTCCTCAAATAGAAGTATTAGTATCTCTTCTTTTGTTATAGGAAAGTTACAATCCTACTACTCCTATAAAAAGAAAGAATTTTTCCGTTGGGGTATACACTTGAATGAAGAGGCGTTTATTTTCACCGGCAATACGATACATTCGCCCTTACATATAGATGCTCCTCATCGCTTTTTGAATGATCACTATAAAAAAGCTGGTGTTCCTCGAATTCGTATACACGACTTACGACATACTCACGCTACACTTATGCTTCAGGCTGGAGAACACCCTAAAATCGTACAGGATCGCTTAGGGCATTCCTCTATTCAAATGACTTTAGACAAATATAGTCATATCACACAGAACATGCAACAACAAGCAGCAGAAAACTTCGAGAGCATAATAAAAACTAATGAAAACACCTGATAAAAAAATGAAAAGATTTAATGTGAGCAAAATGTGAGCATCAAGGGAAACCAACACTTATAAACCTTGATATAATAAGGTTTCTCATACTATATCGTTGAATCTTGGGAGAAGAATGAGCAGTTTTAGAATTGTTCATTTTATATTATATAAAACTACAAAAGTGTCACAAGTGCCTGTCATACAAGCATTTGCGACACTTTTTATTAACTACACTAATGCTTATTACTAAAAATTCAACTTTAAAATATAAATAAAAAAAGAAAAGGACGATTTCTATCGCACTTTTCAAATCACATCCTATAAAGGCACTCTATTAGGATCTTCTCTTTCTAGGACCTACAATTAATTTAATTGCTGTTCTTTCTTGATTATTGATAGAAATCTCTTGAAATGCTGGAACAAAAGCCAAATCAACACCACTTGGAGCAACAAATCCTCTTGCAATCGCAATTGCTTTAATTGCTTGATTTAAAGAACCTGCCCCAATTACTTGGATTTCCACATTGCCATTTGCTCTTAGTACACCTGCTATTGCACCTGCAACTGAATTTGGACTTGATTTTGAAGATACCTTTAATATATTTTCCATGTAAGTTGCTCCCTCTATTATTTAATAGCTCTTTCGTTACAGTTTTAAATATTTCAACGTATCTTTAACTATTATTCACACCAAAAGCAAACAATGCTTCCTATGTAAATGAATTCGATACCTTTCGTCTTCTTCCTGCCCAACTGCACAAATAAAAAGTAACGAATAAAGACTCTAATATACAAACGTTTAAATAGGAGCAATTCGCTAAACGACAACATTATCGCACCAAAAAATAACAATGCTACTTTTTCAGGTGCAATTCGTATAATAAGCGTTTCATCAATAATTCAATTTATTTAGAACTTCAGTTCATTTTTCTACCAAATTATTAATTTTTTCGTCTTCAAAAATCGTTATACATATTATTCTAATAAACTATATTTCACCATTTGAGTGCTTTATATTCCAAATCTACCACCTTATACAGGATAGGCATACATGCCAATAGTAGTTCATTTACATATACTACTATGTATCTTACATTTATTAATCATCAGGAGGTAATATATTGGGTTCATACTATCGTTCTTCAAACTCGTATAAAAGATGTTCCTGCCACGATTCACATAAACCATCAAAGCCAGCTTACGGTACTTTCTGGAAAACTGAGTTTATAACTGTTCCTTTTGGTGGTTCTTTCCCATTATAGAACGTAACCCCCTATTTCATTATTCTGTTAACCTAATAAACATAAAAAATTGCCGTCCCCTTCTAACACAAGGTTTCGGCAATTTTCATATCAAAATCTATTCACTCTTACTTCTCCACATAAACCGACTTAACAATCGTACGATTATAAGGTTTTCCTTCTTTATTTATCCCTTTTATATCCATCGTAACGTTATATACCCCTGGTTGCTTTATGTCCTTCAAAGCACCTGTAAATGTATTTGTATTAACATTTTGTAATTCATTAAATTCAGAGACTAGCTTCCCTTCTTTATTAACAACTCTTACTGTTATGGAAAGATTTCCTTTCATTTCAGGTGCCGCAGGTGATTTTTTCAGTTTATACTCTGATTTGTTAATTTTGACTTTTGTTGGCATTTGAAGAACGAATGGCGCGCCACTTTTGTGATCGCTTACAATTAAGTATGCATCTTTCGACTGCTTCGCCATCATTTTAACTCTCCATTCTCCTACGTCCATTTTGTCAAATTTAAATGTACTAATTGTTGCCCCATTAAAGAAAGATTCACCTTCACCAGTAGTTATCGTACTATCTTTATTTGTATACACTTTTCCTTTTGGAGATATTAGTTGTATTTCTACATCAGAAGCAGCTGTTAATACAGAAACCATTCCTTCTGCCTTTTTATCAACCGCCACAGCTTGCTCTATCCACTGACTTTGTGGCAATTCTCCCCCTAAAATATTTTGATTAGAAGTTGTATTTAATTGCTCTATATTTTCTTCTGAACTATTACTTGGTGCTACTAAAGGTGGCACGCCTACATTTGCAGTACGTAAATATGGTTCAATTCGTGCGAAAACAGCTGATCCTTTTCGTATATTGTCATGATCAAATTTGGAATCTGTAAATAAATGTGTGCCATATGGTAGCTTAGCACTCCATTCATTTACTAATCCATCATTCGAGCCGTACGATGACAAATATAATCCGCCCATAGATAACGCAGAAAATACTGGTCCCCAGCTAGTCCCAGTAGCCGTATAGTAACGGTTTAATTTAACTGCTGGATTATTATCTATCGTTGAGCGAAATTTTGCCATTTCCCCTATCTGTAACGCGTACGTACCATCATCTTTTTGACCTAATATAGAAGCAAGCCAACCTGCCCACCAACTATATGATAAATCCGCTAAATTTGAGCCGTGATGTGGTGTCGCAAGTGTAATAACATTCCCAACAAATCGATTCGCACCATATCCAACTAATGCCGCTTGTGTATCTATACCACCTTTACTATGCGCTACAATAGTAACCTTTTTACCGAAATGATTATATATTTCTTCCAGTTTTTGTGCTAACAATTTTCCGTTGTCCCACTGACTAGCCGATCCTTTCCCTGCCGCATCATATAATTGAATAAATACCGTTTGATATCCCGCTTTCAAAGCATAGTCATACATATCATTTATATCGTGATATACAGTCTTTCCATACCAACTATCCGCATTACCATTTCTGCCTTGTACAAAGAGAATTGGAGGCTTATTCTCATCATAATTAGTTGGTTTTTGTCCTAAAAACCAATCGCCAGGTGTAAATACTTCTGTATCAGGAAACCCCTTTCCAAGCTCTTTTACAACTTCTGCCCTTACATTTGTGCTAATCGATGGAGCCATGATAAAAAATATAATTAGTAAGGCAACACATCTTCTCATTAATCGCATGTTACTCCCCCCACTTTTTTTGAAAGAAGGTGCTCTTTGTAATAATTTATATTTTCTCCCTTAATAATAGCTAATCTTTTTATTTGAAAAAGATGTTAGCCCTATATTCAGGTGATTACTCGTACACCCTCTTCCTTAACTCACGTTATTCTCTTCGTTTCCATCTCTTCCTTTTGAGTAAACACGACAAAAAAATTTCTCAATAATTGTTAACTTCACTACATCAAGATGTTTTTCAAATCATGATTGTTTATATAAAGCATACAAATCTTGAAAAAATTTTATTAAAAAAACATTTTATTACTAATTAGTTATTTAAAAACATAATGAAGATATGTATTTTCTTTTCATTACATACAAACGAATTTAAAAGGAGCTTGTATTGTAAGACTTTCTTATGACTAAATATTTAACTGAAATTTCAAAATATAAAATCATATTTCCAGAAACATATATTATGATAATTTCCGCAGACTTGAATTAAGTTTTTAGAAGTACTAACCTATCGGTAAGCAGAAGAAAATTCTGTAAAAAGAAAGGAGAATGCTTTATGATGACCAATTTACAAAAGGAGTTTTTTAAACGATTAAAAATTCCCGCAAAAGAACTAACATTTGATGATTTAGATGAAGTCCTCTTAAAAATGGGAATGATTTTCCCCTATGAGAATCTTGATATTATGGCTGGTACTATTAAAAACATTTCAAAAAATAACTTAGTAGAAAAGTTACTTATTCAAAAAAGAGGCGGTCTTTGTTATGAATTAAATTCCTTATTGTATTACTTTTTAATTGATTGTGGGTTTCAAGTATACAAAGTAGCTGGTACTGTATACGATCTTTACGATAATAAATGGAAACCTGATGATGGTCATGTCATTATCATTTTAAGTCATGATCATACAGATTATATTGTGGATGCAGGTTTTGCATCTCATCTCCCTTTACATCCAGTCCCTTTTAATGGCGAAATCATATCTTCTCAAACGGGAGAATATCGAATTTACAAACGAAATACCCGAAAAGGTACACATATTTTAGAAATGCGAAAAGGCGCAAACGGCGAATCTACAAGTTTCTTACAATCTGAACCTTCAACCGAATGGAAAATAGGCTATGCTTTCACTATAGATCCAATAGATGAGAAAAAAGTGAATAACATTCAAAAAGTAATTGTAGAGCATAACGAATCGCCTTTTAATAAAGGGGCTATCACTTGTAAATTAACTGATTATGGTCACATATCATTAACGAAAAAAAATTATACAGAAACCTTTAAAGGCACAAAAAATAAACGACCAATAGGTTCTAAAGAATATGCTCGCATTCTTCGTGAATCTTTTGGAATCACTCAAGAGAAATATGTAGGAAAAATATTAGAAAGAGGCTAGTTGATTAAAAAATTATAAAATAAAGCAGATTCTATATATAGAATCTGCTTTATTTTATAATTTTTTATAGCGTAATTCCTTATCAGTGTTACTCTTTTAAAAGACTAGTATTATTAAGCATTTCTTTTTGTGCCATGTATTACTTACATTTCAATTATATACTCATCATCATATTTATCGTATTGTAGCCCTGCTCCTATTTTTGATTCCGTAACTTGATCCCTTAAAAACGGTGCGGCTTCCATTTTGCTAGTTGCAATTTCAATTCCATATTTTTTCGTTAAATGAGCTAACTCTATTAAAAACCACTCTCTTCGCAATGAAACTGGAATATCTAATGTTCTTCTTTTCATATATAATAGCACCTCTTTTATTTTCATAACTTAAAAGAATATCACTTATCAAAACTATCGTTCATCACAAACGCCAATGAAACATTATAGTATATGCATGTCCATTTTAAACGTGCTAATATAAAACACCATTATAGTTTACATAAAATAATTATGTAATAGTAGAAAGAGGAGGCTTGTCCTCCTCTTTCTACTATAGAGATTTAAATTAAGAACATCTTGGTACACCAAAAGCTAAAAATAATGCTGCTACTCCTGCTGTAATCGGTACTTTTAACGTAATTACATCGTCTACCTTCGTTACTAAAAAGTACGCATTACCTTCTTGTAATATACAATTCACTAACAATTGAAATTCCATTCAAATCTCCTCCTTTCAATCGATATACTTTAATTTATGAAATTTCTTTAAAAAAGTAATAGGAAATATATCTATTTTTCTTTATATACACATTAATTGTTTATATATATCTATTAAAAATATTAATTTTCGAAATGAATATAAAACGTGTATTATCCAATAAGTTCCTATATAATCAATAGAGAAAATCTTGCAAATGGAAGTATGAAAATGGCTATTTTGAGTAATATTGGTGGCGTATTATTTCTATTTGCTTTTAATCTTTTAATCTTATGTATCCTTTTCATTCTTTAAGAAAAATGGAAAAGCAAAACAATATGGTCGTCCTACCGTTATCTTTTTTATTATTTCTATTGTATTAATAATGACCGGTACAACAAAATCTGAACACCCAGTTATCGAATTTTTTACTTTGGCGTTGTATATCTTCCAACTCATTAAAGATTGGAATAACACTTTCTAATTTCTTTTTATCGATACGTTCATTTACAAGATCCCGTCCTAACATTGAAATGAATGTACCAATTATAACCGCTTGTGCTGGTTTAGTTAATTTGGCTTTATCCATCCTTCATCCCTCCAAAATAAAAAGCACCCGAATGGATGCTTTTTCATTAAGTATTACATTTGCATTTCAATTATGGTAAATGAAGTTTTATTCTTCTTCCAATCACCTAATCTTATTTACATTTATCTGTTTCAGCAATATTAAGTAACTAAAAGAAGAGCAAAACCCCTTCTCCGTTTATACAACGTAAATTGCAATTGAATGTGAAATGAAGAACAACCATTCATCCAGCCTGCAACCATCACCACCAGTTATGAAGATCCATTTTCAGAGGAATTTTATGAGCAATGTTTTCGTCCACTTCTCACAATACAAATATATCACGTTAACTCCAAAACGACCGGCACATTTACTGCAAAAAAGCGATCACGAATCTGCCACCTTTCTTTAATTGATTGTAGCTCTTATTCTATTAAGTAATGAATCTTTTAATTCCCTCTCATCTTTCCAAACAATATGGCTATATTGTCTAGTATCAAAATGCAGATTTGCTAAGTCATTTTCCCTGCAAGTCCATATTACAGGTTTACCAAGTCCCATTGCATAGCCGGCTTCAAAATAGACGTCACCTCTATGTGCAGGAAAATCTGCAATTATAAATTTACTTTGTCTTATTTTAACTATAATCTCATCATCAATTTTGTTATTGTGTTCCACTTTATCAATTCGAATAGGCTCATAACCTGCTTCTTTTACAGCCGTTGCAATTGCATTCTGATATAGACTATCCATTTTTGGACTAAATGACATAGCGACAAACACCTGCTTAGTATCCGCTTCTCTTCCCTTTTCTAATTCTGCAATACGATTCCACCCTTTTGCTGTAACTGTAATATGTGCAGGAAAATCTGCTGCAGATAGCTTAGATATCTCAATTAATTCGTCCTGAAATAATTGGTTCGCTATATATTTCATTTCCAACAAATGAACACTCTGTACAAAAAATAGAGATTTATCTGATTCACGAATATATAATGGGTCACCTGGAAATTTTGACAATTTAGCTAAGTTTATTAATGACTCATCCAATCTATCAGAAGCACTATCTGGATATTCACTTAATAGATCCGCTAAAAGATAAATAGGATACGGAAATTCTGAAAGATTTTCATCTGGTCGATTAAGAAAAATCATTATTTTTCCCATCCCTCTAATGTTTCTCTTTCTTAAAATTGCAGAAAGTTTTCTCTTCTGCTCTACATTTAATTCGATTCTCGCTTCTTCAATCATGGAAAATGTGCCACAATTCTCACATTTATATTGCTCTGCACGTCCCCCTCCCACTCCTACTAATTGGGGTTCCTCAATAGAGTTTTGACAAACCGGACATCTTTCCCTCATCACAACCACCACTTTCTTGTTTATAGCATAATATTAACATATAAATAATTGACTTACCCTTATCTTATATTGTGTGTAACTGATCCTATCACTGAATCCCTTGCTATCATTAATTTTATTTAACTTTCTCTTTTGAGTTACACAGTACAAAAATTATGAGTAGCTGTATAGGGAGGGATACCACCAGCATTTTTCAAAATAACCTACGCTATGCGGGAACATAAAATAAAGCTGCCCATATGGACAGCTTATTTACATAATTCTCGAAAGTGGAAGTTAATCAACGAGGGTTGAATCTCAATATTTTCTTGATTTAATGATAATAGAAGATGGTCTCCGTTTTTCATTTATTAATTCTGGCATTTTTTCTAATCCTGTTGGAGTTGACTCTGGCTCAATAATTTTCTCAATTACAAAACCGTTGTCTATAAGAGTATTAATTAATGTTGAAATTGTTCTGTGATATTTAACAACACCATCTATCCACCAATGTTCCTCTCTTTTTCCTTCTTCTTGATAATTATCTAATGCCCAATGCAATCTGTTTCCATTATTATCCTTAAACCAATTATTCATTTCCTTTCGAGCTGTTACTATTGGATGTTCTGTTGAAAAGATAAATTCACCATCATTTTTTAACAGATCTCTTATTTTCTTAATTAGATGTGAGTAATCTTCTATGTAATGTATAACTAAAGAACTTGTTATTAAGTCGAATTTTTGATTTGGCAAATTAAGTTCTTCTATTGGTACACACATATAATCTATTTTTTCGTTTTTGTTATACATTTCAGCTTGTTCAATCATATTTCTTGAGATGTCCACTCCTATAACTTTCGAGGCACCATTTTCTACACAGTACATAGAAAAATGACCAGTTCCACATCCCAAATCTAATACAGACTTATCTGTAAGATTAGCAATTATAGATTTAATTGCTGGCTGTTCAACAAAATCATTAAAGGTAAATCCATTTTCACGTAATGACTTATAATTTTTAAAGAAAAACGGATTATCATAAATGTTTTGTTTCATTATATACCTCCTATAATACAATCTATATTTTTTATATTCTAGGGGGCATCCAAAAATTCCTATATTAACCAAAATACACTTCAACTAACCTGCCATTTAGTTGAATAAGGAACAGTGTATATCCTATACATGTTAGGTTGACATAACGTCTCATTATCGGAAGTGAAATGTGCTTATACATCCAGGCTGTTGATGATAGCTAATATTTGATGATCTGTCCATTTGCCATTAATCTTTACATTTTCTTTAGCTATACCTTCTTTTTTAAATCCTACTTTTTCTAATACACGAATAGATGCTATATTGCTAGGCATAGCTCCTGCTTCAATTCTATGTAGTTTTAATTCTCTAAATGCAAAGTCTACAACAAGTCGAAGAGCCTCTGTTGTATAGCCCCTTGAATTATGCTCCCTATCTAAGGTAAATCCCGTATAACAGCTTTGGGCGGGATCCCTAGCAATTTGAGTTAATGAAATGTCTCCGATAAGTTTATCAGTTGCTTTTAAAAAGATTCCAAAAGCGTAAACTTGATCTTCAGCTTTCTTTTTTAATGCTCGTTCAATGCGCATTTTTTGATGTTTTTCTGTATAAAAGACTTCTGGGAGTAATGGACAAACTCGTTGAAAAAATTCGCGATTTCTAGTGTGTAAGTTAGCTAACTCGCTCGCGTCAGAAATTTTGTAAAGTCGAAGATATATTTGCTGTCCTACGATTTTCATAAAAAACCTCCGATATCCTTTTAATACAATTTTATTCTCGTCAAATCTTATAAATTCCTTTTTTATATTATATTCATGTTAAGCTAACATGACGTCTCATTATCGATAACAAGGAAAGGTGGGCCCATCCTCTGACAAAGGAATTTCCTTTTTTTGTTCTACAGATTTATGCATTATTTTATACATTCCTATCCTGACGCAGGTTTTCGGGTTCTCTTTTGTTACTGAATTATCCAAAAACTGTATAAATTTTTGTATGCTCTTAGCATGGGGGTTTTCAAAAACGGTGACGGTACCCCTAGATTTAAAAAGAAAAAAGCAATGATTCGATTTCAAACCTAGTCATTGCTTTATCTATTGCATCTTGATTTACACCTATATAACGTAACATGACCTTCTCTGAAGAGTGACTGAATATCTCCATGATTAATGTGCTATGTTTTTCGTTTGCATGTACATATGGTACCCGTACGTCTTTCTTAGCGTATGCGTTCTATTTCATCTAAACTAAACTCTGCTGCGGCTATACTTAATATCTTATATTCCATACTACGACCGATAGGACGATTCTTTCATTGTCTACTTTGTAATAGGTATTCATGATCTTCTCTTTCTTCTATAAACCATTTCAGTTCTCTTTTTAATGCTGCAGTATTTTGAATACGTTTTTGTTTTCCTGTTTTCTTTTCCCTCATAGAGATATGACTCGTTTTTACATCTTCTACCTTCAATTTTAAAATGTCAGAGATTCTCAAGCCTGTATTGATTCCCATAATGAATAAAATTTAATTTCGTGCACACTTCTCCTTAAAATACTCTTTTAGCTGCTGTATTTCTTCTGGATCACGTATCTGCTGAACAAAATTCATTATTCATTACCTCCAGTTTCTTCAGTCTCATATACTTCTAATCTAAGAGCAACAGCTAATTTATAAAAAGCACTAGATCTATTTCGTCTATACGTACGCTCACTCATACCAACATTTGCTAAAGCAATATCTTCTGCTGGCTTCCCTACCATATTTGTTGGACCATGATATCTTACCTCGCTAGATGCTGTAACCTTCATCTCATTTCTAATCATCCCAAATTGTCTATAAATACGAACATTTTCAAGAATCTCTTCTAAACGAACCTGCGTTGCTTTGCGATCAATTTTAGGTAAGAAAGTTAATTGCGCCAT